TTTGGCTCGTCGGGCTCATCGTCAGCCGTTAGCTCCGCAATCAGTTGCGGCGGGGCCCCGAACTCCTCGAGGTCCGACCGAAGCTCGGGCCGCTCTGGCACTCGACCCCGACGCCGCTGGCAGCGGGCCCAATGCGCGGCGGCCTCGATTAGTTTTTTGCCAGCGCCTGCTGGCCGGTCACCGCGGCCATGTAGCCGCGAATCACCGCGAGCCGCACCATTGAAGTTTTCAAAAAAAGCGCCTTGTTTTTCTCGTTGAACGGCAGCGGCTTAGCCTTGTCGCCATCGCCGACCATTACGTCGTCGCCAAAGCCGATCAGGATCCGGTCGACCAGGGATCCGTCGTCGGCGTCCTCTACGCTTTTTGCCAGCTGGTCCAGGTCGTCCTCGCCCAGCTCGTCATCGTCATCGGGCGCCACGCCCAGCAGCTTGTTGGCCTCCTTGTCGTCTAGCATCGCCATTTCGACGTGACAGCGCGCCTCTCTAAAGCTATTGCTAGCCTTGCCCTTTTGCTGCTTGGCCTTGCTGGTGTAGGGCACCTTAATCACGATTTCCCACATAAACGATTCGGGTATTTCGCTCAAATTAAACATTTCACATCTCCAGTTGGCTCTATCTATATATAGAGTGGGGGTCGACAACCGGCGGCACCGCGCCGCCGGTTCAGGGTTACTTCACGGTAATTTTTGTCTCGTCATTGCCGGCGTCGCTGGGGATCATCCGCAGATCCGCCTCAATGGTGCGCACGCCATCGACCTCGCCGTAGCTGGGGTTCAGCAGCTGCACTTTGGGGCTGTCAACCTGCACAATGTTGCCGGCGGTCGCGCCGTGGATCAGCTGCAGCGCGCCGGTGGTGTTGGCCTTGGCGATGCTAAACCAGTCTTTTACCGACAGCGCCGGGGCCTCAAATACAATTCGCCCCGTGCCCGCTCGGTCGGTAATCTCCGCCGATTCCTGCCCCACCAGGTTGCGGTAGGTCACCGTGTTGCCCAGGTCAATCGTGGCCGAGACCAGCGTCAGCGCCGTGCCGTGAAGGGTCATGGTGGGCGTGTTGTCGTTGGTCATTGCCAGCGGGGTCTGAAAGGCGCTCCAGTCCGCCGTTGGATCGCTCACGCTGGCCGGCGCCTGCCACAGGCCGACCATGTTGAACATAAAGTGCGGTATCTCCCGCGGGCTGAACTCCAGCCGCACATTGCCGCGGGCGCCCACCATGCCGTGCTTCTGGCCGCCCAGGTGGTGGTATAGGGTCACGCTTTCAAACGCCGCGCTCACCGGGTCGTAGACCTGGCTTACCCCCACGTTGTTGGTTTCCCCCAGGCCGCAAGCCCTTAGCAGCGGCTCATAGGCGGGCACATCGCCGGCCGCGCCGGCGCCGGCAATCTCCACGCCAAATTCGCTCAACACGTGAGTGCCGACGTGGATCACCCCGTCCCGGCCCAAAAATGGCTTATCCAGGTTGCGCTCCACCTGGTCACCGTTTAGCGGTGTGACCTTTAACCCGCTGGTCAGCATCGCGTCGGACCCGCCGGTGGGCACGCTATCGGTGCCGTAGGTGCCCTCAATCTTTGCCAGCAGCAGCTTTTCTCTAAAATTAATGGCCATTACTTGTTACCTCCAGGGGCGGTGGGTTTTTTATCGGCGGCGGGTTTTTTGCGCTGGGTCTTCTGCCAGGCAACCACCGCCGGGTGATCATCGGCCAGCCCGCTCGGACGGCCGTCGGCATCGCGCGGGCGATTGCCCAGGTGATGGGGCTTGGTGCGTTGTTGCGATGATCGGTTAGCCATTGGTTTTCTCCTGCCTAAAATGCCTTTAATAAATGAGTCAATTAATGATCAGTTGTAGTGCCGGGTAATCAGCGCCAGCCGCGCCCGGTGGCAGAGCACGCCGCCAAACATCACGTACTCGTTGGTTTCCAGCTGCATGCCGGCGGCCTCGCGGGTAATGGCGGTATCAATCACACCGCCCAGCTTGTCGTCAGCGTCAAAGGCCAAAATCACCGCCTCGATCAGCTCGTCAAACTCCTGCTCGCTGGCGTCGCCGTCCTCCACCGAGCGGTAGCCGTCAATCTCCCATCGGGTCGTCACAATCCATCGGCCCACGCCCGGCGAGCTCTGCCGACGGCTGACGCGGCGAATGTGCCAGCCGCGCACCGGGCCGTTCGCCCCGGCGCTGTTGTCCTGGTAAAACGCCACCATCTCTTTCTGGTTTTTCGAGTAGCGGGCGTATTCATGCACCACGCCGCTGTTGGCCACCGCGTCGAGGGTAGTTTTAATCGCCGCGCGAATTGGGTCGGGGCTACTCATTGCGCCAGCGCCTCGGCAATCTGCTCAACTGCCTGCCGGTAGCGCCGCTCCATTTGGCCCTGCTGGGCCGCAAAACTGCGGTTAAACATGCCCACTCCCTGGGTACCGCGGATCGATATCGCCCGGGCCACCGCAAACGCTGCGCGGGTCACGTCAGCCTCGGCGCGCAGGCCAAACTTGGCCCGCACCCAGTCTTTCAGCGGCTCTATCGGCGGAAAATGCGGCTTCGTGCCCAGCTCCACCGGCACCGCGTGGGCCGCCGATGTTCCGACCACCCCACGCACCTGGTCGGCCGAAACGACAGGTTGCTGCGCGGCAATACTGCCGCGCAGCCCCCCACCGCCCCCGACCCCCGTCGGAGTGAGCTCTTTAATCTCCCGCTCGAGGAGTAACAAGTTTTCCCAGGTCGCCGCGCTCAGCTGGTGGCTTACCTCGTCCGGCATCTGCCGCCAGGCCTGAGCCAGATCCACCACCTCGGTCGCGTCAAAGGTAAATTGCGCGGTCATCGATAGCGTCCGGAGTGGGTCAGCCGGTCACGACCAAGGGAGTTTTTTAGATCCATATCCACCACCACGCCGTGGGCCACCGTGCGCTTGGGATTAATCCCCAGGGCATCGAAATAGCGCTTGCGCAGCGTGTTGCCCAGGGCAGAGAACTTGCGCGACTTGTCCGCGTGATCAATCGAATCGGCCGCAATCGTCGGCGCCTGATCCCCGGCATAGAGCGCCGCCAGCTGGCTGGCTAGCCGCCCGGCCGCAAAGCTGGCCACCGCCGCCCGGTCGCGGCTCGGCACCGTGTCCTGCCCGGTATCCACCTGGTGGGCAATGGTGTAATTCGCGCGTACCACCGCGCCAGCGGATAGCCCACTGGCCAGCTGAATCTGTATCGCCGTGGGACTTTGGTACAGCTGCCAGCCGTCGATCAACGTCGGCGGCACATCGCCAACCGGGTATTCCAACGAGCGCAGGGCACTAAAATCCGCCTCCCACCCGGCGGGCAAATCCAGCAGCTGACCCGCCGTGGCCAGGGTGATGTCCTCTACTTTCGTGCGCGGCCGGTCCAGGCTATAGCGGATCACCGCCGCGGCAATCGCCGCCTCGCGGTCGCTCTCGCTCAACAGGGCGTCCTCGTCCCGCACCAGGCGTTTAACCCGCTCGTCAAAATCGTGCAGACTCACGACACACCCCCCAGGTTAATCAGCTCATATTCATATTCGTTGTTAATGCCGTCGTCCGCGCCGTAGGTGGCTTTCACCGTTACCCGGCGGCGCTGTACCCGCGCGTTGCCAATCGGCACATGCACCGACGGGGGCAGGGTAATTTCCACGCTCGCGCCGGGGGCAATCACCGTGTCGTCGAGTACTTGCGTGCCGCTGGCCAGGTCATCGATGCGGTAGGTGATCCCGCTCGGCGCGGCCGGCTCGCCCGCCTTGTCGGTATACGCCACCGTCAGGTAAGCGGTGGTGCCCTCGGTGATTTGTGTCAGCGCCACGGAATAGCTGCCCGATTACGACCAGGTAATCTCAAGGTCAACCGTCCAGGTCTGGCCCGCGGTTTTGGTCCCCTGGGCGCTGACCTTGCGGTTCAGGTTTTCACCGGCCGCGGCGCCGTTGTCCACGGTAAATTCGTTCCAGGCAAAGTTAGCGTCGGCGCTGCCAAACACCGAGCGCCAGGTGGTCACCTGTCCGGCAATCTGCGGGTAGCTCGCCTCCATCGCCTGGTAGAGTTTGTTTGTCGCCGCCTGCAGGTCCGTCTGACCCGCCGCCGCGGCAGTAGCCGAATCGCCCACGCCAATACGGGCGTTGGTGTTGTCAAAGGCCGTGCCGCCGCCCGCAATCAATAAATTCTGTAGTCGGGTAATGCCCTCATTGAGTAGCAGGTTGCCGTCAATCACCGTTTCGTCGTAGGCCTCACCGGCGGCAAACGCGTCGTCGTCCTCATACCGGCGGATCGTCCATTTCGGTTTGTAATTCATCCGATCGCTCAACATTCGGTCATCCTCATTGCAGGGTAAAAGTCACGCCGCGCTGGGTCAGCGCAAACGCCGCCTCGCGCTCAGCCAGGGTCATCGCCGCCGCGCGGCTGGAAAGTGAAAACGTCACCGTGGCAATCCTGGTGCCGGGCGCAAAGCTCACCACGGCATCCACCGCACCGGCGGCCTCGGCAATCGCCAGTAACACCGCCAGCGCGCCTACCGTGTCGGCGGCGCTGCCGGCATCCGCCACCGTCGCCGAAACACTCACTGACGCCAGCTGGTCAGCCCCGGCCCCGGCATCTGCCACGGCTTTTAAAATTGCCGCCAATACCGACGGCACATCAATACCGCTGCCGGTGTCTGTCACGTTGAGCGCCGCGGCCACGGTCGGGCCATCTGCTCCGGTGGCGCTGTCGGTCATGGTTAGCTGGGCAGCAATCGCCTGGTCATCGGCCCCCGTGCCGGCGTCTGTCGTGGTAATAACGGCGCTGATCGCGGCAATGCCATCAGCGCCGCCGGCGATATCGGGCAGCGCAAACTGCACCGCGGCGCCTGGGGGGGCATCGGCACCGGCACCAACATCGCCGATCGCCATCGATGCCAGCACCGCGGCGAGCCCATCGCTGCCGCCGCCCAAATCAGTCGCCGCCAGCAACGCCGAAGCACCCAGCGGGGCGTCAGCCCCGGCGCCGGCGTCCGCAATACCCAGCGCAGCCGCCAAACTGGCGAGCGCGTCAGCGCCGCCGCCGGCATCAGCCACCGACTTCATAACCGCTGCGCCGCCGCCGCGGGGCAGGTAGAGCCGATGATGGCGCAGGCTCATAGCTCGATGACCTCCCACGGGAACGAGAGCGCCGGCGTGCCGTCGGTAATATCAATGTAATTACTGCCGTCCACCTCGGCGTTTTCCGTGTCGGTAAACAGCGTGGTATTGAGTTTTAGTAGCCGCCACTCCGTGTTGCCACTGTTGACCCACGCCACGATCGCCGTCGCCCCGGATACGCTGCCGGTGACCGTGTCGCCAACGGCCACCGCGCCGGTGAGCGTGCCCGTGACCTTAAATTGTCGGTGCACCAGAATCGGCTGAAAGGCGTGCAACACCTCAACCGGAATGGCCAGCGCATTAGGCGCCGCCTGGGCATGCGCAAAAACACCCACCAGGCTTTTGCGCCGGGTGCCGCCGGTCAGCACCTTGGTCTCCTGCCAGAGCTCCACAATATCGCCCTGGCCAATCGCGGCCAGATCAACCGTTAACTGATAGGCCCCGGCATCGGTAATCTCCGCGCCCAGGGCGTGTTCAGTGCCCGGGGTCGCCACCTGCGTGCCGCTGGTTTTTTGCGTCGCCATCAGCGCACCCCGTAAAAAATAATATCTTTTGTTCTGGCCGCCACGTTGCCGGTGTCGGCCATCGCCTGTATCGCTAACCGCGTCCCCGCGGGGATCTGAATCGGCACAAACCCGCCCCCGGCCGGGCCAAACGCCTCAGCAGCGCTGTATTGAGCGCGCCACGTATAGAGCCAGTGCTCGTTGGCCGAGGCGCCTATGCCCAGGCGGTAACGCACCGCCTGCGTAGCCCAGGCCGTCTCCCCGTCGCTGCCAAGCCCGACAAAAAAACCGCGAAAATCAAAATCGGTTGCGGCAGCCAACTCCACGGCGGTGCCCCACGAGTTGACGCCGCCGGCCACAAAACTCACGCCCTTAGAGGCGCCATAATCCGCGCCTATCGGCACCACCTGCGCCGGCCCCGGCTCGGCAAGGTATCCGCCCGCAAACAGCGACCCGCCAACGTACAGATACTTTGACGCCGTCGAACACTGGCACTGCGCGTAAACGGCCACCCCGGCAGGGATAGCCATCGGCAGCCTGTAAACGGCACCCACCCGCCCGTTGCTGTTAGGCGACAACACAAACCGCAACGCCGGCAGCACGATCATGGTGTCGGTCGCGTCAATACCGATATTGACTAAAAACTCAGCCGGGCCGGTATCGTCAGAATGGAAACAAACCTCCACGCTATTCGATCCGAAGGGATTGTCATCCGCGGCAACTAATTGCACCCACGCGCCCATCGTGTTGGCGCTAGCGGCGGCAGTGACCTGCACCCCGTTGGCATCGGCCGTGTCCGCCAGCTGCACGGCGAGCTGCCCGCCAATGGCCGCAAATTCGCTCATTTAACCGCCGGGGTTAACACCGTCTCGACCTGCGCCTGAGTCAGGCCGGTGACGGTGATCAGGTAGCCCAGACTCGACGCGGTCAGGGGCGAATCAAGCCGGATTCGTGGCGACGCGCGAAACCGCTCCAGGATCGCGGCAACAATAGCGTCAGCGCTGGCCTGCGTCATGATCTCCGCCCAGGCGGCAGGATTAACCGCGTTGATCCGGTCCATGAACTCAGCGGCCGATATTTCGGTTACCACCGATGGCACAAAATCCAGGGCCTGCGCATCCCACGTTCCGGTGGGGCGCTGGCTGCCGACCGCTTTTGTACCGCTACCGGCTGGCAACGGGTCCGGCAACTGCGTGGTGATCTGCAGCGCCGCGCCGTCAGCCAGCCGATAGACTACAGACCAGGACATCCAATCGCCCCGTAATCAGCGCCGCACCACGGTGACCAGCACCGTGATGTCGTCCCAGGTGGGCGAGCTACCGCCAATCGTCAGCACCACGTCCATCTGCGCTTCGTCGGCCAGGGTGGCATCGCTAATCGCCCCCTCGCCAACGGTGCCGGCGGTCACCGATATCGGCGCGGTCAGCACCGTGGTGCCGGCCTCCTCGAGGTCAACGGTTAAGGTCGGGCTGGTTCCGCCGCTGGCGCGGGCCGTGGCGGTTACGCCGATCAGGGTCGCCGGGTAGGGCAGCGCAAAGCGCGCCACCGGGTCGGTCGTGGCCGTGTACTGGCCGCTAATGTGCAGCGGAATAACATCCACCCCCGGTACGGCCACGGAATAATTGGCCGTGGCCGCGGCGGCCGGTGTCGGCACCAGGACGGCCATCAGCAGCAGCGGTGCAATCAGTAGCAGCAATCGGTGAAACTGAAACAGGTTTTTCATGGTCAACACTCCGGTGGGTTAATCGATCAGCCCCGGCCCGGTACCGGCCGGGGCTAGTTGGTCGGCCTCAGCCCCCGGCCCGGTACCAGGCCGGGGGCGTCAACGGCGCTCTCACGGTGGTTATTCGTTAGGTCACCACGCCCTTGTAGGCGCCGCGGTAATCGAGCACGTTGCCGCCGTAGATGTGGCGGATTTTGTAGGTGATGGTGTCGTTGGCGAACAGCGAGCCGTTCAGCGGGCTGTCCTGGACAAAAATCTCCGGCTCTTCGTTACCGTCGAGAAAGCCAATTTCCAGAAAGGGCACATCGGCAATATCGGCGGTCATCGCCCAATCGTTGGCGTCGGTCCAGTACCAGATCGGGTGCACCTGCATGTTCATGCTCTCGACAAAATCACCCTCGTTATTGGTGGTTCTGCGGAACAGATCAAACGCTGCCTCCTCGAGGTCAGCCGGCACCCACAAATGTCGGCCCGGAATGTTCAGCCGTTCGGCGCTGTCCTTCTCCGGCTGTTTGAGCATGGCCAGGCGAGCCGCGGCCAGGCTGGTGGCATCCAGCGCGGCGGACCCCAGGTTGGCGTGGTTAACGTGGAACAGCGCGTCACCATCAAAAATCGCCGGGTTGTCCTTGATGAAATCGAACGCGAATTTCGCCAGGGTGCGCTGCGCCGCCCGCGACAGCTTGGTCGGTATCCGCTGCACCAGGCCGGCATCGTCGTTTTTGATCATCTCCAGCGTCAGCGATTCAGTGCCGCCGCGCTTGGTCACCGCATAGGTGGCCTTCTCGTCGGTGGGCGTCGTTAGCGCCGCGTAATTCCCGCTTTCTGCCACCGCTGGCAGATC